TGCTGTTGCCTTTGCTCAAAACCAGTGGGACGAAGTAAGAGAACTGGGGATTGCTGGTGTACTGGTCGCTGAACCAGGCATCAAACAACAGACCTATGTCACCAGACCTTTTGTCCGTCGTCTAACCCCTCTCGAATGTGAACGGTTACAAGGCTTCCCCGACGGTTGGACTGACATTCCCGGCAACTCCGACTCGCAGCGTTACAAACAGCTCGGCAACGCTGTGGCGGTGCCTGTGGTGGAGTGGATACTGCGTAGGGTCGCACAATCTCACTAACCTTAGAACTCAACCTTTAGGAGACCCCATGCCTGCACCCGCTGATTACACCCAGGATTTCGGCCAGTACGTCGAGGACGCTCTTGTAAGCCTCGGCGTCCCACCCTACGGCGAAACCCCGCCTGAGCCGGAGCCGCCGTTCGTCCCGGACGAGTGTGTGGTCGCGCAGATAGCCCGGGAGCCGTCCAAAATCACGGGGAAACCAAAAACGGCGTTCGATATCATTCTCACATCGTTGAACCCGAACGGCCCGTTGTGGACCGCCCCCTACAAGGTGAGCCTCGACAATGATTACGGGTGGATCAGCGGTGACCGGGCCGGTTACACGAAGGCGTACATGTTCCTCGTCGACAGGTTGACGGGGAGGGTGGGTTTGCGGGTGTCGTTCTGGACGGTCAAGGATTCGGCTGGTAACTATTTCACGAAGATCAACGACCAGTACATGGACGAAATCCAGATCACGAAACTCGGGTACGACGGAACGTGTGGCGACCCCGCCGACCAGGGTCAGCAACCCGGTTACGAACCGGGAGGCCTCCCGGTGGCGAACCCGCCGGACGTCCGTCCGATAATCCGCATCCGGGAGAAGGCGTCGGGGTTGTTACTCGACGACCGGTCGTATACGAACACGGTGACACCGGGTGCGAGTGTGGTCCGGTTCGCTGACGCCGGGTACACCGACCGGCCGTTCCCGGCGAACAACGGGTATGACAACGCTCCGCACACTGTGTACGAACGGCAGCGTGTGTTCGCTCTGCTGCCCCGTGGCCCCGCGAAATCGTGGGTTGAGGGTGTCGGCGTCGACTACGACGTCCTCGATCCGCGGTTCACCATCACCCAGGAGTAGGGTTATTTCTGGGTGTTGAGTTGGGCTATCACCTGGTCGGCTATTTCGGTGGCTTTTAACGCTTGGATGGCTTGCATCTGACCTCGCATTTCCGCGACGGCCCGTTCCAGTTCGAGGATGCGGGCCTCCTGGTCTTTGATTCGTTCACCACGCGTTTCGGCCAATAGTTCTAACTCCTCATGTCGTTGCCTGACCAGCGCCGCTTTCAACCAGATAGCGCTAGCGATAACAGCGACCGCTATCCCGGCTAGGTTGATCGCGACGGACAGGTCAAAAGTGGGCAACTACCCGGTGAGGTCGGCGACGGAGTTCGCTGCGACCGCCTTGTCCCTGTCGTGGAAGAACCCTGATACGGCTGTCGCGGCGACGGCCGCTACCAGCCAGTCGACCGGTACGGGTAGGTCACGGCCGAACGGTAACCCCGCCTGGGTGGTGAGCGCTTCGGTGAGTTGGAGGTCGAAGAACCATGCGAGACCGTAACCCACAGCAAGCGCGGTGAGGATCACGAACCCGCCGTCGATGACCAGATACCGGCGGATGAAATCCACGGCCTGTTTCAACACGACGGACACGACCGTGAGAACAGCGAGCGACCCGACTACTTCTTCCATGTTTGGTTCCTTTATTTGGCTTCTAACACTGCCCACGTTTTCGGGCCGATAACCCCGTCGACGGACAGCTTCTTGGCTTTCTGGAATGATCGTACAGCGGTGTCCATCCCAGCCCCGAAAATACCGTCGGGTTTGTGGTTCTTGTCGAACGTGTTAGCCGGTGGGTGCCCGGCGCGGGCGAGCAACGACTGGGCGATCTCAACGACCCCACCTTTCGAACCCTGTTTGATGGTTTCCCTGGTTACGTACACTTTGTATCCTTCCGGTGTGGTTCCGCCTAGTTTGAGGTTCCACGGTTTGCCGTCGTTCTGGTTGGATTCGTTGACCGAACCGTGGGCGTGGGTGAGGTGGGCGTTCGCCCCCGAATATTTACCCCACTCCCACGCTTTGCGAGTTGTGGTTGAGTAACTGGAGAAGATGCGGCCTTCGTGGATCACATACCGGATGCGCGGGTCGCGTGATTTGCGGAGGGCTTCAGCGATGATTTCGCCTTCCGGTTCGTGTTCCCCAATATCCGCGGCACGCACCTTCCCGGCGCCTTTGACTGGTTTGGGGCGGTGGTCCGATGTCGGGTTCGCTAGGTCGTGTGCTTTCGACGCGACGGTGGCGTCGAGGTTCCGTTTCCCGGGGTACGCCGCTTCGATTTCGTCGAGCAGCGCGTCGAGGGATGGGGGAACATTCCATTTGCGTCCTTCCCAGTTGGTGCCGCTACGCGGGAACCGTGCCATGTGACCTCCTGGTCGTGCAGTGTAGTCATGTGTGGATTGGGATACCCCACCCGCCGCCTGTTGGGGGGGTGGGTGGTGCGGACCCGGCTCCGCGGACAGCGAGAACAGCGGCGTGGGCGTTGGCACCGATAGTGAACCACGCTAACGGGTTCTCCGTGTCGAACGGGGACTGTTTGGTTGCCACTTGTGTGCGTACTGGTTGTCCGGTGCCTAACCCGCCGTGTGTTCTAATCATCCAGTTGTACCCGGACGGAGGTTGCGCTTCGTCGCGTACCACCGACGATATATACATGTTCTCGTCGGGGTAGTCCGGTTCGATCAGCGGCGGGTCGAACGACGACCCTGCCGTTTCTTCATACATCGGGTAGAACGTGGCTTCGAACCAGTTCGTGATCCGGAACGCCCTTGCGGCTAGAGTCGACGGGTTGTTGGTGGTCAATGTGACCGTGGAACCTTCTGTACCGTCAGCGACTTTCCATCCTGCCCACGCCCGGAAGTTGGCGACACTGGTGTTGGTCGGGTCAACCCGGGTGAACCCTGCCGGCCCCGCACTCACATCGACCGGGGCGGCTCCGACCCCTGCCACAATGTAGATCAGGTCGCCGGATGTGATTCCGGCGGGGAGGTTGATGCTGTGGGTCGCGGTCATCACGCCGACCCCTGTGATGGTGCCGGCCTGACCGGCCAGAACCGGATAGTTAGCCGACTGGACGGGCCGCAAGGCGAACGTCTGCTGCACACCGTCTTCGGTGTTGCCGGGGGTGGCTGTGTGTGTCCAGTCTCCGGGGGTTTCTGTTCCGGCGGTCGACTGGGTTCGGGACGCGATGAACTGTTGGCGGTCGTCGTATGTCGCGCCCGAATAGTCGACGGTAAGCGTGTACCCCGAGGGGGCTCCGGCACTGGTGAACGATGTTTGGATGTCTAATGCCATCCATGTGAGGATGAGGCACCCGTCGACCAGGGTGGTTACCGGTAGTGGGGTGGGGGTGGCGTCGTTTGTTACAGCCCCGATCTGGGAGTAGGCGTCGAACGGGTTTTGTGTGTCGACTCCCCGCCAGATCGAGATGACTACGGAGATTGATGCGGCTAGCCCGGCGCTGCGGGTGAAAGTGGGTGTTTCGTCTTCGCCGGTTGCGAGGAACTTGTAGAAGTTGGTGGTGTTCCGTGTGGGTGAAGTGAATAAAACATTCCATAGTTGATACCAGTCGGCTGGTGCAGTAACGGAACCGGTTCCGGACTCGAAGTAGGTGGCTATCGCGAAGTCGTCGTCCTGCCAACTGACCCCACTGAAATCCGGGGTGTACGACCCTCCTCCTCCGGCTTCGACCCCGTGAGCGATGACCGATCCGACGAACGTGACCGCCATTTAGGCTTGGTCGTTTTCGAGTAGTACAACCACGGTCAGGGTTTCGCCGGGCGTGGTGGAACCTACTTGGTCGATGTCGACTGTCAGATAGTCCCCGGGGTCAGCAGTAATGATGTCGGGGAACGCTACGGGTGATACGACTGTGGTCGCGGCGACGGCTGGCCGGTTCGCTTGGGTGGTGAAAATGGTCGTCCCGTTTTTGTTGACGTCGACAAGGATGCTTGCTCCGGTTGGGGCGATGTCGACTGCCGCGCGCACCCCAATAATCCTAGACGGGTACAGGATGGGCAGTTTGAACGTGCCAGGAGTGGCTCCTAGTTCCCCGCCGACGGAGAACGGGGCCATGAACGCCCGCGACCAGACCGTGTCGGGTGGCACGTCGTACACACTGTTGACCGGGTCGGACAAAACGTCTATCCCGCCGATCCTGATGTTCCCGGTTAACACTTGGACGGCGTGGTCGCAGTCCGAAGCGTGCAACCGTACGTCCTCCAACCTCGACCCGCTGTACGCTCCCGCGACGTGTGCGGCGTTGAAATCTCCGGGGGAGCTCGTCGACGCCGCATCCACCGAACAGTGCGACACCCACCCTTCCAGTTCGTAAACCCCCAACCCGTGTTGTGCTGCGGCGCGTACGTTCACCCCCCGCATTTCTGCTGGTTTAACCACGGTAAACCTCCGTAATGTCGAACACTCGCCCTGCTTTGTCGACCGCCCACGTAAACCCCGTACACAGGCTGGTAGGTGCCGTTTTCCACGCTTCCGCGAGGAGCGCCCACCCTCGAGGGTCAGCCGAGAACGCCCGCGGACACACATGGAACTTGTTGGACCGTTGCCCGTACACGATGATCGACGGCCGTTTATCGAGGTTGATCAGGTTCGGGTCGTAGGTGAACCGGACGTCGTCCTGGACGATGACCGTGTCGTGGTCGTATTCCGCTTGGGTGAGCATCCGGTACGTTTCCCCGATCAGTAACCCGGTCTCCCACACATGCCACCCGTCGGGGAGGGGTAGCCGGTCGGGGCGGTCGACCCGGTGGACAGCAACAATGTTCAACATGCGATCCCCAGTCTGGCACCGGACCCGACCGTGTTTATCACATCGAAATCTTCGAGGACGGACCCTTCCAACCCGGTGACAGCCCACCCCGCGACCGCGGCGTTGATGACCGTCGACGATCCGCGGCCTAACAGTTTCACCCCGGCCGGTACCATAATGTTGTGGTCTGAGCTGACAGTACCTTCGGACAGGTGGCAGGTCCCGCCGAGGAGGCTGAGTTCGTTGATGTACGTTTGGAGAGCGAACCCGTCCGCGATAGTACCCATGAGCATGAAGTCGGCTTTCGACGCGGAAAAGGGTGTGGCGTCGTAGCAGGCGACTTGGATGGTCATCGCCCCACCGGGCGTGTTGGTGCGTGGTTTCGCGATAGTGTTCAAATCGGGGTATTTGAATTCGGCGAGAATCCTCGCTACCGCCACTTGGGTGGCGAACTCGGGGCGTGGTTTGACACGTTTCGGCATTACGGGGTCACCAGAATATCAATGTCCGAAACCGACGACGTTTTCGAGAGGACAAGGTTGACTTCCCACACCCGGCCGGTCCCGTCCGCGGTTGGCGGGTCGTGCACTCCGATAGTGTCACCGGGGCCGAACTGGACTAGCGGCGCTTCGACAGGGTTGGTCAGTTCGTACGACCACACTTTCCCGGCGTCCTCCGCTACTGCGGCTTGGTAGTCGGCTTGTGCAGATGTTCCGTCTAACCCGGTGGCTTCCCTGCTGAGGATGGCGGTTTCGATCCGGCCGAGCCCGGTCATGAGCGCGGCAGCAGCACGGCGGGATGTGACCCGGCCTTGCCCTTCGACCATGTACCACGACGGTGGCCGCGACTCGCGGATTTGTCTACGGGTGTCTTCCGCACCACCGAGAATCACCACGTTCGGGGTGTTGTCCATTTCGCCTTCGTTGTAAACTTGCAGTTTCCACGTTCCCGTTTCTGGGTTGTCGACCACAACCCGCGATTCGATCCCTTCCTGGGTTTCGAGCGCTTGGACAGCTTCGAGGAAACTCATCCGCTGCCAGATTTGGATGGACACTTCGGGGTTCGCCCACGGTGTTCCCGCCGACGTCAGGACCCCGGTGAAGTCGAGTGTCAGGTAGGGGTTGCCGGCCCCGTCGTCCCATACGATCGGGGTGCGGGTGAGCGGGTTGATGTACGACTGGTATAGGCGGGTGAGGATCGCTCCGACGGTGGTCGCGGGGAGTCCTTCGTGGATGACGTAGTCGTCGACGTAGAACGTGGGGGACGACTGCAAGCCGACGTTTACGCTCCCACCGTTCCACGCTGCCGCCATGCTGACGAGGGTGGTGTCAGCGATAGTTGTCCAACTCAGTTTCGTCCACGTCGTTGGCGGGACGGTCTGTGTCCTCGCTGCCATATGATACGACCCGGGTGCGGGTAGGAACCCGCCGTCGATGGTTGGGGCTAACGGACCTTTCGGCGCGGCTCGTTGCGCCCAAATCGAAAAGTTGGATGGCGCCCCCGAATCGTTGTAGAACCACGCGTACGACGTGTACAGTTTCCCGACGGTTAACGGTATGTCGAACTGGGTAGCCCGGACGTGGACGTAGCTGATCCGCCCGAACGCGTCGACCCACGCCACCTGGTCGCCCTGCAGTTTCAGCGACGAAACCCCACTGTGGGCTTGGTCGGTGGAAATCTCCCCGATGTTCATGGTCATAGTCGGACTGGACGGCTGGATGACCCATTCCCCCGCACCGAACTGCGACCCCGCTACAGCGGCGTCGTCGACCGCCAGGTTGTGGTCGTTGACCCCCAAATATTCGATGAACACTTCGACTGGTGCTTCAGCAGCTTCGAACGTGACCGTGGTCAACTGATACGCCGCCGTTGTTGTACCGGTCCCGGCGGGGGCGTTGGCGATTTCGGCGTACCACAACCCGTCGGCCTCGTAGGCGTTGGTGTGGGTCGCAATCAAGGCTCCGTTGACACCGACCCGCACCCGTTCACCGGTTCCGGACAGGTCGTCGATTCGGACTGTGAACGTGTATGTTTGGCCGACGACCACCGAATCTATTTGGCGGCGGAGTATCGACCCGACCCCCGCCGGGTTGAACAACCCGTAAAAATTTCCGCTAAACGCTTGGATGGGGTCTTCCACCGCGACAATCGACCCGACCGTACTGATCGTCCAGTAGTTGGTGTTGCCCTGTTCGAACCCTCCGTTCGGGAACGCTTCCGCTTCGAACCCTCCGTCGGTCAACAGGTTCGTTTGGTCACCCCACGTCCAGTCACAATCCTGGCAGGCGAAGTCGGCGGACCCGTCCCAGTCGAACGGTTGAGTCACACCGTACGTGAGGATTTCGGCGATCCCGTTCCCGGTGACATCCACTTTGTTCGTCGACTTATCAGCCGGCGGGTTGATATCCCGCGGTAACCATTCCCCGACAATCGTCCCGGTTTCGTCCTCCCTGATCCGTACCAGCGACGACTGGCTTGTTCCACCTGATATTCGGAGAAGGTCGTGGAGCCGATCGTAGTTGTCTGGGATGCTCATCGACCCGTCCCCGACCAACCCGACCCCGATGTGGAACGTGGCGGTTTCGAACGGTGGGTCGTCGATCAGCCTACCGAACGTGGGGTGGCCGGGACGTTTCCAAACTTCGAGCCAGTAACCGACCGCCATTTAGAGCCACTGGTCCCGCCAGGTGACGGTCGCCGCGCCGGTCACACTGTTAGCGCCTTTCGTGAACCAACCCCACACCCGTCCCTGCCCGGTGACGGTTGTCCGGCGGATACGGTTACTGACCGCCACCCCACCAACTTCGACAGTACGACGCCCCAAATCGACGACCAGCGGGAACGAACCGGCGAGCGCTTCGATCGACCAACCGAGACCGGTGTGGGCGAACACACCCGCCGACGGGAACGACAGCACCGCGTCATAAACAGTTTGGCTACCGTTAATGGTGACGGTCGGGGCGCCGCCGGAACGTTCAGTGCCACCAGCCCGCCAGAAACCCCACTCCGCCACAAACGGAATCTGAGCGGACCGGAAAGCGGCGGGTTGGGTGATAGGTCCGGGGTCGAGGTTCCGGACGTGTAGGAACCGGCTGGTCGTGTCGGGTAGGTCGACTTCGAGGTAGGCGCCCTCCCGTTGGGATGCGAGTTCTAAGAACAGGTCGGTGTTGGCGAGTAACGCCAGATCGGATGGGGTGCAGTCGACCGGGTCGCGGCGGTGGACGTTCACCATTAGGGTGAGTAACCGTTCCCGCGGCAGGTTATCGCCGGCGACGACCACTCCGGGACGGCCGTACACTCCGATCAGGGAACCGGAGTAGCCGACGGTCCCGAACAGGGTCGACCAGTCCGCCACGCTGATCCCGGTCGAGTTGATCGACACCCCCCCCGATATTCCTGACGAGGAGAGGGTTCCACCCAGCCGGAGGTCGTCGCACGTGTTCATTAGTAGGCGGCGATGATGTTAGCGATGGCCTGTCCGGCCCTGGCAGCGTCTGATGATGTGACCCCGTTCGATTCCATGTTGACGACAAGGTTGATGTCCCGCTGCGACCCGCCCATTGTGAGTGCGGCTATGTCGGGGTGGTCGAATCCGATCGGTGTGGTGAAACTGAGTGTTCCGAACTGGTCCGACAGTTGCCGGGCGACGGTGGTGGCGGTGCGGATGGCGTCGGTTCCGGCGGAGGCGAGCCCGGCGGCGAACAACCCCATAATGTTCGCGCCCGCTACTTCGGGGGGGTGGGTTCGGAACGGCCCTGTTTTGGCGGGGGAGAACGGCCACAAATCGACGACAGCGCCGATCACTTTGTCTTTGACTATGCCGACGACGTTCCCGGCGGCTTTGACCATTCCTTCCCCGAGGCCGGTGATCAGTTTGAACCCGGCGTCGATCAGGTCGGGTATGGCGTCGATCAAGGCGGTGATGATGGCTGGGATGACATCGAAGATGATGACTTCGATTAGGAGCGGAATGGTGTCCTGGATGGCGTCGACGATCCCGAAGAACATGAGCAGGGCGGCGTCAACAATTTCGGGTAGGGAACCTATCAGCGCGGTGATAACAGCGGGGAGCACATCCGCGAGGATCGTTTTCAGCAGGTCGGGGAGCACTTCGAGGAGTGCGGTGACTAACGACAGGAACAGGGTGATCGCCGTGGATAGGAGGGTGGGCACAAGTTTCGGTAACAGTCCCGCGACGGTGGATACCAGTCCGATGACCGCTTTCAACACGGCGGGAAGGATTTCCGCTAGGGCGGTGATGAGCGACGTGAGGAGGTCGAGGGCGGCTTCGAGCAGGACCGGGATGAGGACGGGTAGCAGTTCGGCGACGGTCATTACGAGGTCGAGGACAGCGTCGAGTAGGGCGGGGATGATGATGGGGACGGCGTCGATGATGGCGGTGAGTAACGCCACCGCCGCCGACACGATCTGGGGGACGGCCGTAACGATGAGCGTGACAATCTGGGGGAGGAGTGAGCTGATGGCTTCGAGGATGACGGGGAACACCCGGAGGGCAGCGTCGAGTAACCGTTGACGGGTCGAAATGATGCCGGTGACGATCATGGTGATCCCGTCGGTTACTAACCAGTCGAGAATGTCCCCGAAAATCTCTTTCGCCGAATCCAATAGGCCGCTAAGGAATTCGCTGAACCCTCCACCGTCCCCAACCCCGGCGAACAGGTTCCCGAGCCCTTCCCCTAACGAG